CAGGCGCATCGACTGCCCCGGATGCTGGTGCTTCAGCCCCCGCCTCAGAAAGTTGTTCATCCATGTTCACCCTCCTTTTTACTACCCAGTTTCTTAGCGACAATAATCGTCATCGCCCGAGCTTTTTGTCGAGGGTTTGTTCCGGGGTCTTGCATCCCGGCAGGAAGAAGGCTGACTAGCTCTTGTGGAAAGCTGTCGTCATCTAGCCCCATATCTTCCTTGTGTTCCTCCCCCTCTGCGTCTTGATAATCATCACCTTTGCCGGGGCGATTTACAACAAGACTATACCCACACTCTTCCAGTATATCTTCAAGCTCCGCCTGATGCCGGGGCGGACTCTCGTTTAGCTTAGAGATTAGCTTGTTCATCGCGGGCATGAGCACCTCATGATGTCTTTAGTGGACATATATTTTACTGTCAACCTTTCCGGACAACTTTGCCTTTTCTTTTCTGCGCGATTTCCGCTTATGCTCAAGGTCGTTGTAACCTTGTTTTTTCGCAGTTCGCTCTGCTTTTGATCTGGCCAAGTCACGATGGTCCTGCCATTGTTTAGAGTCAGCCGAAAGAATAGCGCAGTCAGGGTTTTTCCGTTGATATTCACGCCATTCTGCGCCAGACTCAAAAGACTTGCCTATTTGCCCAACAACTAAGGGTTTCGACGGCATGGGTCCGATAAGTGCAACTTCGCTTATAACTGTGGTCATCAATGCACCACAATCCGGGCACGTTGTTTTCCCGTGGTCTACCAAAGGTACAACAACATCGTTAAAATAACCGCATCCCTCTGGACATTTAAAATCATAGATAGGCACGCTAATAACCCTTCTTGGTCTTTTTGGACTTAGGTAGCATTTTCTTGACCTTCTTTTTGCGAGCCTCTCCGTACATCAATCACCCACTTCTTCTTGTGCCATCTCATGAGCTTCGTCGAAGGACATGCCGCTCATCATAAGCTCGCGCATTAGCTTCAGGTGCTCGGGCGAATGGTGCTCTGCATGCTCGTCCAGCATCTTTTCCTGCTTTTCAGTGAGGCCGTTTTTATCGCCAGACATAGTTTTACGGGCGACTTCTTTTGTGTCAGGCATCTGCATTGTTTTAATCCTTTTTCTTATTTTTGCGAACCAAGGGCGCGACAATGCGGAGAATAGCCCCCACAATATCTAGGATTTTTTTAACCGGAACCCGCATCAGCCCTTGCCTTGCTTTGGTGGTGCGGCTTTCCCTTGCTTTGGTGGTGTGGGTCGCGGCGAAGGCGATCCTTTCGTTCTGCCTATGTCTGTGCGTGGAGTGGGCGATCTCCTGCCCTTTATGCTTGCACGCGGGGTCTTGGTTCCGATCATGTCTCCCTTTTTGTCCGGTTGCATGCGTCGAGTGGGGCTGCCCTTTTCTTTTGCCCGTTCTCCTCGGGGAGTACCTTCAGGGTATTTAATCTGTCCCGTTTTTTTATCAAACATCACGCGAACGCGGAGTTCCCCTGCCGGAGAATGTGACTCGCCGCCCGCATCGAGGCCGTAAGCCTTGCCTGCAATCTTAATGGCTTGCGCGCGCGATAGCCCGTGCTCTTCTAGTTTTGCGATAATCTTTTCAGCTCGGGGGCTGTCGGGGCCATCTTGGTGCAAAACGTCAGCAAGTGCTTGGATGTCATCACTAATATCGACTTCTTCTTCTTCCATCTCATCAGAGGCGGCGTAGCCTCCTGTGATCTTGTCCATCGCGCTTTTTGCTATTTGCTTCAGGTCAGGTAGGCCTGCCATTTTAAACTCCTAAACTTTGGGAAGGCCGGGTCCGCCGGCGGGAAGAGGTACTTGAGAAGGTTCTTGGGTTCCGGGAGGAAGCCCGCCAGTAACAACACTATCGACTCCCGGAGGTTGCGCCGCTGAAGCGGGCAATCCAGCATCCATTCCAGCCATAGACTCGGCCATGTCGGAAGGTGACGGGGTTGGAGGCGGTGGCATCATAACATCTCGGATCTGCAAAAGATCTAACAGTTTTACAATCAGCTTTTCCTTATCCACATTTGGCGCCTGCATCAACAAGGGGAAATACTGTTGGAACTTTTGAAGCTGAATAATCTTGTGATTTTCGGTGGGGGAGTAAGGAAGCGCATCGTAATCAAAATCTAGCGGCTCTTCGTTAGGGTCGCGCTGGGGACGAAGCCGTAGAGTTTCTCGATTTACATCTAGCACTTCTTGGCTGCCGGTTAGTCGGATTGCCAGCTTAGAATCAGGGTCAAGATATTCCTCATAAAGTCCAATGACTCTTTCCGCTAAAGCAGACACTAAGTCCTCGACCTGCTTTATTCTTCGTCCGTTTCTTGTTCGGGTCGCAGTGTCGGCAAGCGCGACCTCCGTAGCAACGTCCGCCACACCCACAACCCCCCGACTATACTGAGGGATGCCGAGGATAAACTCAATGACTTGATTGCATCTAGCCCGCATCTCTGCAAACTGCGGCGAGAACGCGGGCATTGGGGTGGAGCCGATGATGTCGCGCAATGGAGCATTCGCTTTCCCTTGAATAGAAATCATTGTTCCCGGCTGATTAGCGTCTTGCAGCGCGGTCATAATGGTCTCGGGGTTGTCCGCAAGTGCCGTGTTGACCAGCATCACAGGCGTAGAGGTATGTGCGTGCCATAGCTCTAGGGTGTCAATCTCATTGAGGCGCTCTTGAAGCGATTGAACAAGCTTGACATCGGAAAGGCCGCCAAGGTCCGTCATGTTGTCGTTAAAGGAAAGCATGACAAAGGGGTTGCGGATATATCGGTAAGGTAGCTCGCCCTCGAACAAAGGCTCTTCCACGTCATCAAGAAAGTGATAGTAACGGCCCTCACCTTCAAAGTCGTAAACCTCGTATACAGTCACCCACTTGTACACGTCGCGCGAAGCTTCATTAAGGTGGCTTTTGTTACGGGCATGATCACGAAGGAAGGTGGGGAAGCCCCCGAAGACTGCCCGGTCGGCGACCTTGTTATTGTACAATGCGCCTTTCTTTCCGCGTTTTTTGGTGCGCGTCTTGAACTCGGCCTGCGTTAAAACGGTAACTTCAACAAGATAGCGGGTGTCGCGAAACTTTGCCGCCGCCATATCAAAAAAGATATAACGAGGATCGACCGCAAACATCTCTACGGTGTTCTTTCTGAAGTTCCAGACCGCTTTCATGAAGGCTCGCCCGCAGATAGACGCGCCAGTTGCGGTTTTCCACAATAGAGAGTGTAATGTATTTCTATTGTAAGTGTCGTTAATCAGCGCCTCGCGAAAACGGGCGGCATCACGAAGTTCTTCGCGGCGAGCAAGGACTGTGACCTGTGGGTTTTGAGGACACACGTTTGCAATCATCGTGTCGATAAAGGCATACGGGTAGTTGGTCTCAAAGTTGACCTCGCCTGATGACCCTGCGCCGATGGTCGTGGAGCCTGTTGGAAGCTCTTGTTCTCGGTTCCAATACTCCGACATATACCAAGACCTCCAGCGGTCCCAGTCCTGCCTCTCTGTCCGGGATTTAGAACGGTGCGCTCTAATGATTCCCTGAATCTGCTTGCCTGAAAGCGGCATAGTTCCTCCCTCTTAGTAACCTAGCTTTTTCTCCGGCTTCGCCCCATAAGGCGAGCCAAGAAAGGAGGCGCTCGGCCCGCGCCCATTCCGTCTGTCCGCATAGGACCAGCAAACTCCTCTTCATCTTCTTCTAGCGGAACTGATGTTCCACCGGCGTCGGAAAACCGAACTTGACTCAAATCTTCTTCATCAATCTCTGGAGCCAAGGCCTTTTTCGCCGCATCAGAAGTTCGGGACTGGAAGGCGGCAAATCGGTCTGGACCCATAAGATAGTTGCCAGCGGCAATCCTTTCTGATTGCGGGTCCATGTCTTCTCGGGATGTGCCGTAGCGGGCCAAAAACTCTTCACCCGACAAGGCGTCGGGGTCTACTATAGCATCGCCTTCAATGTCGTCGCCGTACAGATTGTCTTTGCCAGCCATCTCAAGGCTAATCGACTTGTGAGGGATTGTACCTTTCTGCGCGACAGTAACTTTGCCGTCAGGCCCCATGACTCGAATATCTCCGTTAGCCATAGGTTCGTAGGAGTAGCCTCCCGCGCCCTGAAACTTTTCGGGGGCCGAGGCGGCCTCCTGAATACTGTAAGCCATCTCGCTAAGTTGTTCGTCGGGAACATCATTTGAAGCAAGCATTCTTCCGACCGTCATCATTTGGTCTTGCCCAATCTTGCCTTCTCGAAAAAGGCGGTTGTAATGAGCGGTAATAATGTCGGCGCTAGCCTGTCGGGACTCGGGCATTGGTTTTTCCTTATTCGTTAGTAGATGCTGTCTTAGCGGCGTTTAGTCTTGCGGCGCGAAGAATCTCTTGCATATCCGCGCCACTCATTCCTTCAAAAACTTTTTCTTCCGGGATTGGGGGAGCGTCAGCCATAACCCCAAGCGGGTCAAGGAACGCTCGGGCAGAACGGCCCATCTGGAGAAAGCCTTGTCGTGGGATTTCGCTAACAGCGCCGATCACGTTTCCTCTTAGTGCTTTGCCGCCTGCGCGAAGAAGATCTCCCTTCATAACACGTCTGCGTACAGCTTTGTCGTCTTCCGTCCTGTCTCTTAGGCCCGCGTTTTCAAACGCCCGAGCAAGGTTTTCTAGGCGGATTGCTTCTTCACGGTTCAGCGTCCCTGCCTCTCGTTTCTTCTGCAAGTTGTCGAACTCCGCTGTTACCCGAGGCACCATCATAAACTTTTCTTTGATGTCGTTAACGTCGTACACGCTCGGGTCGTAGGCAGAGAGAAGTTTTGCTAGATTCATCGGATCTGCCATAGCGGCTGCATTTTCGCGTGAAAACTTCGCGATTTCTTCTGCGGAAGATGGAAGTTTCTCTGGAATCTCAAGTGGAGTAGGGCCTATTTCGAGAGGGCCAGCAGCCGTAACCATGCCGGTCTCACCTCTATGTAGAACTTCTTCACCATCAACTTCTTCGGCTTCTTCGGCTTCCCCGACTTCTTCGGAGGCCTTGGGAGCGCCATACCCAGCGTAGCCCTTGGTGCCGTACAGGCTTCCGCCGCCCGTCATCTCGGAACGAATAGATTCGTAAGCTTTGGTTCCTTTTTTGGCGACACCCTTCTTGCCGTCAGGACCTACAAACTCGTAATCGCCCGCTTCGTTTTGCGTATATTCAAAACCGCCTGCACCTTTAAATGGGGCCTGCTTCTTGGTTTCGCCCTCGAACTCAAACTCATCTTCAAAGTCAGGGTCAAAATGCGCCATTTTGTTTGCGCGCCGAATAGGCATAAGCTCTTTTTCGCTGGCCATATAGTCTGTCGCTGCTTGCTTTTGAGACTTCGTAAGGCCTTGTTGGGGAAGGGCTTCGGATTGAATGTCATCAACAGAGCCTTTGAACTTAACCTCGTCCAAGGCTTTTTTAGCGGCAGCGTCTCTTTCTGCTTTTCTTTTGCGACCAAACATGAGCAATCCTAAGCTATTTCTTCTGTTGTTTCAGTGACCGTCATCGGGTCCGAGATATTTATTGCAGATGCGCCGGGACGCTTTGGTGCCATTTTTGTTTCTACGGCGGCGGCTAAAGCGTTCATCGCAGAGGCTTGAGGACCAGTAGCAGGTTTTCGGCCTTGTTTCAATGCGGCTAATGTCATTCGGTCTTTCATGCGGCCTTCGCGTGCTGTCGAACGGTAAGCGGTGCGGAGGTGACGAAACAGCGCCTCGTCAGTCATTAGACCTAGTTGCTTTTTCTTTTCCTGAAACGCAGGCGATTCGGCCATAGCCATCATCATTTTTCTTGACTCTGGTCCCGCGCCGGGTCTGAGAAGATTGTCAATAACGGAAGCCTTCTGCTCGTTAAGGTCCGTCATGTATTGCTTCTTATCTTCGGGTGAAGTCAAGCCCCGAGTGACCGTCAAGTCAGCCGCCTCCATAATGTCAGTCGTGCGACCGCCGGTACTACCGGAGGCTATCTGGGCCATTTCTTTATCGAGTTGACCGCCGGTTGCGGCGTTCAGGTTGTCGATTCCTTGCCGCATGTGGACCAGAACCGCTCGACGTTCGTCTGCTCCGCCCACGCCTAGCATCATGCCCTCGCCGCTGAGGCCTGAAGCTTCACCGCCAGTCGCAGGTTTTAGTTTGCCCTCGGCTTCAAGCTTATCTGCGGTTTGATCGATATGAGCCATGACATCGCCATATTCGCCGTTGGGATCAAACTTGCTGTCCATGCCCACGCCGTAGGTTGTGGCATATTGTTCTCTAAGATTTTCCTTAAAACTGTCGATAGCTTCTCTGCTTCGCAGCCCTGCTACTTTGCCTGTGATAACGCCCTTGTCGATTTTGCCACCATCCTTGGCTGTACGGCTAATAACGGACCCTGCGGCGGCGCGGCCTCTGTCGTACTCTGTGATCCCGCCCTTTGTGCCCGTAACGCCTTCCATGTTGTCGAGAACATCAATGTGTTCTTGCGCTTGCTTAATCTGAGCGTCGATTTTTTTCTTTTCAATGTCGTTCGCCAAGTCGCGCTTTTTGTTAAGCATCTTGACGCCTTCTGCCATTGCGGCCTTATGGAAGATAACGCGCTGCTTCATTTGCTCTTCTTCGCCCGCGCCTACGGCGGCTTGAGCGGCGGTTAGTTCGTTGTAAGCGTCGAGGAGGGGCTTGTTGTACTTCGCCATTTCAGAAGGCATAAATCCTCCCGGCAGAGGCGCGACTTGTTGAAGCTGTGCGAACGTGGCCCCGCCTTGTCGATATGCTGCGCGTCCGGCGATGGCACCGCCCATTTGCGCTCTTTCCCGGCGCCTTTGCATATCTATGTTGCGGATTTGCTGTTGAAGCAAAGCCATCTGCTCGTCAGATCGTGGGTCGTCGATTGCCATTTATACCACCGCTCCATAAGCTATATCACCCAAGATTTGGGGGGCTACATCTGTAGCAAATGTAGTAGCCATTTGCTGTGCAGTCGAAGGAGGCGCAACTGGGGCGCCTGCAAGTGCGGCCATCAGCTCTGCTTTTCTAGCTTTTCTTCGGTCCACATCAAGCTTGGCAAGGCGCGCAGATGCGTCGGCAATAATCGCGGCTCCTCCAGAGCCTGCATCACGCGCGGCCTCCTGTAGTGCTCCGGGAGACTGGATGCCCGCTCCAGACATTTCTTTCCGTGCAAGCATGGTCTGGATGCCTTGCGCCGATTGTTCCGCAGCCTGTCTCGCGCCCATCATCGTTTCTTCCCGCTCTTGCCGGGTCACTCCTGCCGATGCTCCGCCCGTCTGGTCAAACAATCGGGCTTCTTCTAGCAGCTTCATCTTTGCTATTTCTGCGGGGTCTTTTGTCCCGTAAAGGGCCTTGTTCCTAAGCTCTTCCGCTTTAACTGCCTTGCCTTTAGAGTCCAGTTTTGCCGCGCGATCCATTTTTCGCTGCTGGCTTCTGCTTAGATTTCCATAAGCACTGCCAGAGGTGTCGGTGTAATCCACATCTCTAAGAGTGCCGTCCCGCGAATAGCTGGGGACTGTGCTCATGTCGTCATATGCTGATCCCATGCTTACCTCAGTCGTCTGCCGCTTTAAAGAATATATATTTAAGAGATCGAACTCGGACCCGAGTCTGCTTTACTTCTTGGTCTTGAATAACCCTTAGGGACGCAGAGTGAAACCCTTTTGATAAAGGCCGCCTTCCGGGCAGCGGCAGCCACTGGTGACCCGACCAATATCTACTTTTGTAGCGGCCTCTTATAAAGTTAAACTTAACACTAGAATCGCCAGAGTCATAGTCCGCCGCCCATTGCGTGCGTCGAACTCTACGAACATTACAAGAGTTTGTCTTCTCCGTGTCGTCAAGTCCAACCCGTTTTCCATCGACGAACAGCCGGACATGGCTTTCGCGTTCAAGCCCCGTAGAATCGTTTGTCCAACAAACCTGCCACGTCAATAAAACAAACGCCTTGTAGGGTAAGTAGAACTGCACGGAGCCTCCGGGTATAGCAAGAAAGCTGTTCGCGGGAGCTGTTTCAGGGTCAGTAACTCCGTTAAACCATCCGTCAGTCGAAGGTTCAGAATCGGTTCTACTTTGAACAGGAGAGAAGTAATCTAAGTGCGCGGTGCCGCAGACCGACTTGCCTCCAGATGTCGCATTTCGCTGCAAAGAGTTAAAATCAATCTCCCTGCGCCCAATATTGTTAAGGTTATCGGCGTCTAGCCAACCGTTGAGAACAGAGAGCGAGTTAGGCGTTCCTACTTCTGGAATAGAGTAAAGATAGTCAAAGACCTCTTCACCGCTAGGAATGTGTCCGACCACAAAAGGGCTAAATACGACCTTAGGCATCAGAACTCCTCTCTCGACGTTGTTCTTGAATCATATCGTAGTCCATCATAGCCGACTCTTCCAAGTCATCCTTGATCGCCATGCGGCTAGATAAAAGCTCTCTCTTGCGAAGGTTTGAAATCCGAGACATGAGGTCGCCGAGAGACATATCGCTTCGTTTTTGGGCGTCTGATTCTGGCATTATCGTTTCCTGCGATAGCGACTTCGGCGCCATTTTGTTTTAGAACCGCCTTTGGCGTTTTTCTTGCGATGGCTTTGTACTTGTTCATATGTCATATCTCGGAAAAGCACCACATTTTCCATGCCCTCTGGTCTTTTCTTTTTGTATCTTCGGGGGCACATTCGGGCGGCTGTACAGGCTATTTGCAGAGCAGATATTTTGTCCCAGTGGTGGCGGTCGCGGCGCTTGCCTGATTTGCCCGAGTGTAGCATCTCAGACAGCGCGCTTCGCTCTGTGCGTTTGTCTTCTCGGTACGACCCAAGCTGACCAACCGTGTCCTCGTCACGAAGAATAAGTTCGTCTTTGAGGGCGTCTTGGAGGTACGAAAGCATCATAGTTATAGATTTGGCGGTAGCAGCGATTCCGGGCTTATATGGCTTCTCGTAGTAGAGATTTGGATAACCAAGCTCTTCAAGTAAAGCCAAAGTAGCAACACCAACACCGTTACTCTCCACAGCCACAAGCGCATTGTTGTATTTCTTGCCAACCTCATTGATTTTCTTTGCGAATACCACTGGGTCAGTGATGCCTCCGTAGGCTGCGACTTGGGTCCATTCTCCATCGTACACCTTCAGTACCTGAAACGCGGCATGATCGCGAGCAGCATAACCCGCCGGGTCAACACCAATAGCGTAAACTGCACCGCCCTCGGGTTTTTCGTATTCCATATAAGGGCCGTTCCAAGGAACCAATAGCGACTCTTGGTGTTTCTTTAGAAGCGTAGAATGAAACACGGAGCCTACAGAGGCGATCCAACAACTAATGTCGTCGAACGGGTAGTAAACTTTAAATAGGTCAGGGTTACGCCGAATCTCGGCATCGGTCTCAATCATAAGACGACGAAACTGTAGATTGTCTTTCTCTAGTCCGAGATGACCGTATTTTTCCAGAAGCTTGATTTCCTCAAGAGTTAACTTTTGCCCTTTCGGCCAAGGGCGTCGGTTAAGAACACCGTCCCAAAACGGGAAGAAAGCATACGCCCACCGCCCTCGACTCTGCTTGGCGTCACGGCAGTGGTCGCGCCACCATTCTGCCGAAGGCTCGCTCATCGGAGCAGGTGTTGATTCTAAAAGAACTTGGGAGTGGTCTCGGTTAATCATCGACGGATAAATCATGGAGAACTGGTGACCAGCATTACGCCAGTACGGAAGCTCTGACCCGTGAAAGCTGTCAGGCGACTGGCCAATACCGACCGCACCTGACTCACCAGACAAGACACGCATCTTGCCGCCGTGCTGGAACGTCAACTGCCGAACCTCTCGGTTAGGAACGGTCGGGGCGCGGACAGGTTCAGGCCATCGGCTGTGCGTCAAGTGAATGCGACGGTGCAGGTATTCGGCCCGGTCGCGGTTATCCGCAATACAGACGTGATCGTGTCCCGGTGTGTACGCAGCCTTAACGTACCCACAAAGCTCTGAGGTAAGGCTCTTGCCTGCCTGACGGTATCCGAGGAGGGTAAGCCACTTGGTCTGCCCCAAAGCCGTCACAGGAGGCTCTGAGTAGTACGAGACGACGGTTTCCTGTAGCCGGTCGGTAATCGCAAACGGGTCGAAGGTGTTTTCCTGTCCCGTCTTCTGGTCGATGATTTGAGCGTAAGCGCGGAGGCTGATGGCAGGGTCGCACAGGGCCTCTAGAGCTTCACCTTCAAAGGGGAGGCTCATTACCACTTCACTTTGTCAGCCCAGTAGGCTGCGCTAAGTTTGCCTTTGGCGATGTTCTTCGCGTGACGCGCCTTAAAGCTGGCGCGTTTTTTACGCATCTTGTCACCCTCACCTGTTTTGCGCTTACCGGCGGTCTTCGCGCCCTGCTCGCCAAAGCGAATCAGCTTAATGGTGTCACCTTCTTTGGCTAACACAATGTGTGACTTCTTGGGGTGCTTGGGCGTGCGCTTGGGTTTGTTGTAGCCCGAGAGACCGTGCTTCTTCATAAGCATAGCGCCTCGCGCCGCGTTCCTTCGCTTTTTGGGGGAAACGGCCATGACTACCTCTTTTTGCCTTTGTGCAAACCGTGTTTAGCGTATTGCTTTCCAGCTTTCTTAGCCAAACGCTTAACAGCATTGGCGCGAGCAAGTTTTTTAGTTCCGCGTAAAGCGTCAATGGTTTTCTTGGGAGCGTATACTTCGCCAGTTTTACCGCTAGGCTTCCCTGATTCTGTGGTCCACTTTTGTTTGGTCCACTTAGAAAGCTTGTTTTTGCTTCCTTTTTTTCCTTTATAGCCACCGCCCATATCTTTGTAGTATTTAACAGCAAGCTGCATTGCGCGGGCAGAGTGCTTGCCTCCCATTTTAGCTTTGGCTTTGGCCTTGGCCTTGGCCCACTTAGCAGGGTCGCGTTTTGTAGCCACTTTAGACATTGTACTTCTTCCGGTTGGTAGTGCGGCTTACAACGCGAAGATTTTTGCTGCTGTTGGTGCCACCTTTGCTCAAAGGTTTTTTGTGGTCAACCTCGCGGGGGTCACCTTTTTTTAGGCCTACTTTACGGCGGGCGCGGTTTCGCATAGCGCGGAGAGCGCGCTGCTTAGGGGTTCCGTGATAAGCACCTTCGCCGTTAGGGCCGTAGTCGCGTTCAGCCATCAGTAATCCTTGGGGCCTGCGCCCATTCCGTCCATACGCATCTTCCGGCTTTTTTTCTTATCCTTCCGTTTGTGCTTTTTTTCTGCGCGCCGCATAATGCGGTCAAAAGCTCGGCCTTCCTTGGTGGACCTTAGCCTCTTTTTTTGTTCTTTTGTAGGCTTATTTGCTTCCTTGTACTCTTCGAGCTTGTCACGCAAATCATCCATTTTTGGCCTCGATTACAATAGGTTCTTCTTCTTTCGCTTCTGCCGGGGTAAAGTAGTTTCCGCGAAGCTTTTTAGTCTCTCTCTTAACCTGAACAAGCGCCGTAACGATGTCCGAGTAGGTGTCTTGCGGTGAGTCTGAAACGGTGTTCTTCGTAGCAATAATGTTGAAGTTCATCTCATGCCATGCTCGAAGTTCTTTGGCGATGGCGGGCGTGATGCGGCCCTCCATCAAAGCAGCCATGATTTTACACCCAAAGGACACGAGGTCATCGTAGGTCTCAACGGCGTGGTTGGCGATAAACTCCGCTACTTCTCGGCGTTTATCCTTAGGAACCAGCATAAGCCATTGAGCGTAATCGCCGCCCCCGCCTTCCGCCGGTCGGCCTCTGCCTTGAGTGCTACGGGTTCGATTCGACATAGGCGGACTCCTGTTTGGGTATAAGGTAATGGTATAATAACGTCAAGACTACGCCTCGCCCCACCCAAGCTTCTCCGAAATACGCTCTGCGGGAGACGCAGGTCGGGCTTCAAAACGCTGCAAAGTGATTCCCTTCCAGACGCGGGCTGACTTGCGCTGACCGTTAATCTTGACCTTGGTCACAGTAGACTTGTAATCGCGTTCAGATAGCTGACGGCAGAAGAGCGAGTAACTCTGGGGGCGTTGCTTCATGTCTTCACACCATTCCGCGTAGTCGAGATAAAGCTGTTTCTTGGGTATGGTGGCTTCGGGATGCAGTGAGCAGCGATCTTCCATATACTCGGATAAAACATCCATTTCCTCGCGGTACTCATTCGTAGCGAGACGTACTTTCTGCGGTGGCTGTAGGCCGTCTTTCTGCCATGCCAAGCAGCCCTCAACCATTCGGTTCAATATGCCCGGAGCTTCTTTCTTTAACTTCTCAATAAGGAAGGGGTCTTTCTTGGCGGAGGACACTTTTCGGTGCCAAGGGATTCGTAATACACGCCGCCAGATGCCCTCGTCGTTGCCCTTGATGATGGGCCGGTGATTGGCTGCAATGCACAGCTTGTGCGAAGGCATAAACTGATAAAAGTCCTGACGCATCTTGCGGGCGCGGATGGGGTCGCTGCCTGTAAGCTGCTTGATAAGAGCCTCCGCAAATGGCTTGCCCTTCTCTACCTCCGCGTTAGCTACAAAGCGGGCGCCCTCTAGGTCGGCGACTTCAGTAGGGTGGGACTCATTGTGCTTCGACATCAGTAGGCCCGGTGCGCCCTGAATAGCGTATTCGCCCAAAACGTACATTAAAACTAGCAAAGCGGTTGTCTTGCCGTTTCCTCCAGTGCCCTCCATGAAGAGAAGAACTTGCTCAGTGACGAGACCCGTAAGGCAATAGCCGAAGAAACGATGGAGGAAATCGACGACTTCTTGGTCCTCCTCCATCGCATACATGATGAACTCATCCCACAGGGGGCACTTGGCGCTCACGTCCCATTTGACTGGGCTGATTTTAGTGATGAGGTCGGTCCTATCGTGGTCCGACAGTTTCCCGGTCCTAAGATCTAGGGTTCCATTTGCTAGGTTAAACAACCAAGGGTCGGCGTCTAGCCTGTCGGCAGAGATGCATACCTCGGATTCAGTTGACGCCACCGACACCATCGCGCTAAGAGAGCGGGAACTTTCACTGCGAAGTGCGTGGCGCTGTATAGCGCGCTGCCTCTGACGATCGGTTTCGGCCTCTGCTTCCGAAAAAATCAAACCGACCGCAGACTTTGCACAGCGTTGGATGGCCCCGTCAGTATCAAGTCGCCACCTAGTGTCGTCGAAGAGATACCATGCGTTGTGACTCGCCGAGTAACGTATACTTGTCCCAAAGGCGTAAATCAGACGTTTCGCGTTCCCGAGGTCCGTAAGGTTAAAGTTGTTCGCGGACGAGGGCGAAAGAGGGCCTTGGTGTCCATCGTCATCTCCGCCTCCACCGTTAAACGGCGTGCCCGCAAGCTCTTGAAGGGTTTGCCATCCAGTGCCGTTGCCGTCTTCGTCTTTTTGGTGTCCCTTGCAGTTCTTGTGAAGGCACCCAGCGACAATAGCTCCACTGTTAAACTGAAGAACGTAGGCGCTGCGGTCGGTATGGTCGGGGTTCCAAGGGCAAACATCGAACACCCACTTACGTCCCTTGTCTTGCCAAGGAACAAAACTTCCCGCTGAGGGAAAATGTGTTCCCATCCACGTCGTCAGAGCCTCACGGTCCTCCGGGGCCAAAACTTCACGCTTATTCTCCTTGGGAGAATCAGCTAGTAGCTCTTGCAGTTGCTGCTGCTGAACGACTTTTTTCGGAAAATCTTTAGAAATCAAGTGCGAGACACGCCAAGGCCGCTCCTCAGTATTTTCACCCTTCCGTGAAAGTGTGCCGTAAACCTTCCATATACGAGAAGGGTTGTAGACGCTTTGATCGACAACCGCCAGAGCATCTCGGCTAAACCGGAACGCGAGGTACTCCAGAATCTGCCGATGCAAGTCTGCTGTAAGGCCTTCGACTTCGTACATCAGGTGGTAGCCGTTGCCCGAATCGCCGAAAAGTGGCTGAGGCCAGCCTTGAGATTCCAAGAAGGCTCTGATTTTGCCAATCACAACCAGCGCGTTCTCTTTTTCACGGGCGTTGCTCGACGTGTTGACCGGCCTAGAGGGGTCAACGTCAATCAATAGCCACCGAATCTCTTCGACATCGGTGTCTTTAGCAGAAGAACCACGGCGCGCAAGGCCAATGTTGTTGCGCTGATTCGCGGAAATGTCCTTTCTAAGGGGATTTGGGGTGAAGTAGACGCCTCTGGCCCCTTCTTTGACGAGATGTGCTGCTGCTTCTGCCAGCATATCGACATCGTCGTAGAATCCGTTGATGGTACGCAGGCCGTTGTCCACTGGAACGCCAAGAGCGCGAAGCTCAACTACCTGACCCGGACGCAAAATCATCTTGAGGCCCTTCTTGATGCGGGCCTCGCTAGTTTGTACTGCCATGTCGTCCCCCTAGAACAGCGATTCTGCGCTTTGAATCTGCTCAAACTCCTCATCGTCGAACTTTGTGTTGCGAAGCAGTTCGGTGATGGCTAGTTCTGGTATCCTAAGCTGCCGACCCACGCGATACGCGCGCAGGTCTTTCTTGCGAACCAACCGCTGGACTGTTCTGGGACTAACCTTGAGCCTCTCCGCGACTTCGCGCACGGAAAGAAGCACATTCGATGTGTTATTCATGTGGCCTCCGTGAGTCTCAAGTAACACAAGCGACTGAAAGGTGCAAGTGCGTCTTTTCGCGCCAAAGACGACAACCTGAAGTGTCTACAGTGTCTACAGTTTTGCGTAGACAGGTAAACACGCGGTTGAAGCCCCGGAATCGTCAGGCTGTCTACATGTCTACGCTTTTTTCTCTATTATGAGTCCTACAACGTGTATTAGGGTACTAGGGGTAGGGGTGGTATGTTTAACTGACGTAGTGCTTTATATAGGGGGTGTAGACACCGTAGAAACGTAGACACCTTAAAAAAGCGACGGAACAACCTGAGGTATTTTGTCTACACCTTGTCGGGCTAAAGCGTAGACACCCGTAGACAAACAGGAAAATACGCAAATTTGCTGTCGTGTTGAGTCAGTAACCCGGAAATAAAAAAAACTCTGCGAAAACCGGGGATGCTTTTGTGGTTTCGACGACGGCTTCATGTGATACCTTAGGGGCTGGCGTGACGTGCCCACCTCTCGACGCGGTCTAGCCTACCCGGTGACGCGTCAGATCCGGCACACCGTCACTGGGGGTCGCGTGGTGGTGTGGTCGCGTGGTCGTGCGACGGGTACGGCCGGACTCACCCCCCGATATTGCGTGACATTCTGTCAATGCATTTGACATCCTGTCATCAAAAGTCTGACATTCTGTCATATGCTCTATTTGGCGCTGTAGTGGCCCTGTGGGGCGTCCGAAGGTTGACCCTATACCCTAGCCCTAGGGGACGCCTAGGACAGTTGTTCAGTTTAAACCTTGCTTTTCGGCCGATTTCAGGAAAAATCGAATATATGCTATCTCCCCCTTGACTAGGGGTGCGGAATATGCAATGCTTTTGGTGTAGGATGAACCTGCGACACCACACAAGACAAGGGCACAAGAACATGAGCACACAATTCCAAAAGACCCAAACTGTACCCGGGAAAGAATACCTAGCGACGCGCGCGGTCATATGGCGCGATGTATACAACGATCAATATCTGATCGCGCCCCCCGTCTACACCTCGCGAGATTTGGCAGAGGGTTGCCCGGGCATATGCTACACCAACGATCTAGAAGATGCACTGGCTACGGCGAGCGTCATCGTTTGGGATCCGTCTCGCGTTCAACCCTACACACCACCACCTGCGTGCAGCTATTTTAAAGCAGGTACGGACGACGAACAAAAGAACGAGATCCTATCGAGACTAGACCGCGCGCGATCTGTTTTGGAAGACGCCGTATACGACATGGATACACAAGATTGTCTAAAAGCACGCCACCTTCGCAAGCTAGAGACCCTCATGGGCAAGATCGAAGCGTTCACAACCGAGCTTGACGATCTGATCAACAACTAGAACCACCACACCACACCACACCACACCACACCACAAAAGGGCATACCATGACAACCAAAGCACAAAAGACCGCACACAATACGACCCGATCGATCTTCACATTGGAGACGATCCTACACGAGGCGGGGATCAACCCTGCCGCGCGATTCGATCGACGGCTACCCAAGCAAGCACGACAACGATTGACGCGAGATCTGCGTATCGTGTTGGAGGGGCTAAGCACGATCGAGGCCTTGTGCGCGCTGATCTTGCTACCCTCCGGCAACATTCGATCGTTCCTAGGATCGTCCGTTAAAACCATGAAAAGCACCAAAGAAGGGTTAGACACCCGTGTGATGTACGGCTCGCCCCATGTGGAATCGGGTTGGTTGACTTGCCCTTTTGCGTCGGGTCTCTCTAAGGTTGACGGCGTCGTGACGGTTACGCCGGGCGTCGGTTGCGCCGGGTCGTGTCTTATCGGGTCGGGCCAAATGGTTTACGATCAGAGCCGCCGCGCGCGGATCCTCAAAACGGCCGTGATCAAACTGTACCCCGAGGTTGCGCGCGTTCTATTGGATCGCGAGATCAAGAGACATCACCGATCCGTCACACGTCGCAATGAGAGAGAAGGAACCGACGTAAAGACCGGGATCCGTTTGAACGGTACAACGGATATCGATTGGACCCTGGTCTTTCCCGAGTTGTTCACACAGAACCCCGAGGTCGTGTTTTACGACTACACCAAAGCGCCGATCCGCGCGCGTCGCAAGGCCTTGACGGTTCCTAACTACCATTTGACCTACAGCCTCGTTAGCTCGGATCCTGTACACGTCAAACGTGCAGCCGACTACATGCAAGCCGGGATCAACGTGGCCGCCGTGATCCTTAACCGCGCGCAGGTTGACCGCATGCTTGACGCCGGGTCATGGTTGGATCGACCCGTGATCGACGGCGACAAAAGTGACGCTCGCCCCTTTGATCCTGCTTCGGGCGCTTGGGTTCTGCTTTACGCAAAAGGAAAGTTCAACCCTGAGGACAGTTTCATCATCGATGCCGATCAACCCTTGACAACGACGATCACCGCCTAGCGTGCCCGGTTGACGCGTCAACGTCCGATCCCGTGTGGTGTGGGGTCGGGCGTTTTCGTGTATCCACGACAGGCGATCGAGGTTGACACGTCAACCACCGTGATAGTAACAAAACGTGATAGGGCAGGTTGACACGTCAACTTTTTGACATTTCCTTGACACCATCTTGACAACTTCACGCGTGCTTTCGTGGGCTTTGCGTGATACATTGATCGATCGGACCTACGGCCTACAGGCGAAAAGTGCAGTCGGATCCCTTGACATCGTCTTGACATCTGCTTGACATCGTCTTGACAAGATCGTCCCCCTTTTGTGGTGGTGTCGTGTTATACTGTGTACAGATAACAAAGGGGGACACCATGCCAACACAAGAACAGGCCGACCGAATCGATCACATTATCTTTGAATGCCTACCGGGCGATCGGTGGCTCGCGCAGATCTTTCTGAAGACCGACAACGGGCCGACCTGCGTATCGTGGCAAGCGATCTCCGGTGGCCGACCTTGGGTCGACAGTCTCGTGAGGGATCTACGCGAGATGGGGATCGATTGTCAACTAGTTGAACACGTCTCTTGACATTTCCTTGACATGATCGCCCTTGTATGTAGGGGCCGTCATGTTACAATAGATACAGATAACAAAGGACACACGCTATGCGATTCTTACTAGAGACACAACCGGCAAAGGTTACGGGGACGTACATATCCACAGGACGCACGGCGGCGGTTGACATAGACGTGACCCTACAGCGGGCGGACGATCGGGGGCGCGGTACATGGTTTCCCGAAGTGGTCGCGACGATCGACGTGTCTTTACGGAAAGACGGATCGATCTGCTCGATCACCCTGAGAGACACCAAAGATCTCGTGATCGGGGGGACAGCACGCCAGTACAGCGATCCACAGACGGCATGGGACGCCCTACGCGCCCACATCATGGCCGATCAACTTTGGGAAGCTTCCGAGCATGCGCCAGCCGCAGATCTACGGATGCCTGCCACGCCCCCAGACTTTACGTCTTGACATTTCCTTGACAAGATCACCCCCACAAATAGCGGACAACCTGTTATAATAGAATCAGACAACAAAGGACACCCACCATGAACGGACCACACGACGACTTCGCCGCACAAATGCTCAACCTTTTATTTCCTCACGATTCGCGATGGAAAGCGACATCAGCCACCGGACGGGTGATCGTCGGACGTGTGCGAGACGTGACCGAGTTTTCCTTGACGCTCCACACTTGGAAGGACGTGCAGATCCCGGGAGACCACACACCACCGCGCGACGTGGTCCTATCCTTCGAGGGCTGGACCTTTGAGCCTCACCCGTTCAGCGCCCGCCCAGTTTACGCGCCTTGACATTTTCTTGACAACTTCACCCCCACACCTAGTAGAAAACACGTTACAATAGATATAGACAACCAACCGGCCAGAGGGCACACATAAAATGCAGTACAAGATCACGATCAGAAAAGGCTACACCCACAACATCAGCCACCCACTACGGAGCGTAAAGGACAAAACCATCGAGGTCTTCGTGGACTCCGAATGCGGGACGGTGTCAGGCAACGCAGGGTTCATCACGACCATGCACGACCCGATCACCGACAAACTACACGGACTCTACCATATCAGTGAGACAGGGGACGTTCTCGGCAAGTATGCAAGCCAAAAAAAGGCGCTCGAAGGTTGCGCCGCATGGCTTCGCGACCAGTTTACCACCGCAGGGATCGATTGCGAGGTGACCATCACATAGGGGGCGACATGCAAACCAACTGGTAACCAAAAGGGAGACCCGGGGACATAACCGGGAGCGGAAGGGGCACCGCTAACCAACGGCCCCACCTTTCACCACAACCACGCAGGAGCGACAACATGACAAAAGACGAACGATTCACCGCCATCGACTCCCTGTCCGACGCCGTCAAAAAACTCAGCACCATCGACCGCTACGACTTGGACGTGCGGCGCAACAGCAAACGCTTCATGATGGTGCGCGTCATCTCCCATCTTCAGTCCGCGATGAGCGCGCTAGGGATTGACTCCCTCTCTGTCGATGACAACCCCGTGGCGACCGCCAAGGCCCTCGTGCCTCCCCTGCCCAACCTGACCCGACGAGGTGACGCATGACTGCGACTGCGACTTTTGCCCCTGACATTTACTTGACAACCTCGCCCCCGTTTAGGGGGGCCATCGTGATACAAGACATCTAGACAACCACAGAGGAGAGACACATGGGACTATGCGATGCACATACGGCTAACTGCTGGGCGAGTGAGGAACGGGCGTATGCCCGACAGGCAGAGGAGAGCGAGCACGACCATTGGGAGCAAGTGATGAGTCAGGTCTTGACATGGACCGAGGACTGGGAGTGTTTCGCGGACCTCGACCTTACGACCCCCAACGAGAAGGCGCAGATCTTGGACTTCACCAAGCGCCTGCGAGAATGGCTTGATGACCACGGCGAGTTTTGGAAGTGGCAGGTCAGC